TCGTATTGGATGCTGATGGAGATACAACCATTACTGCTGATACGGACGACCAGATTGATGTTAAAATCAGTGGGGCTGATGATTTTCAGTTTACTGCTAATACGTTTACTGCACTTTCCGGCAGTACTGTAGCTATTGCTTCTGGTGCTACGATTGCGAATAGTGGCACTGCGACTGGATTTGGTGCTGATGCAGAACGTGCTGTTACTGGCGTTTTGGAAACCAACGCTAATTTCGTCGATCAAGTAATCTTCGGCCCCAGTGTTGACGGCCAAGCATGGAATGGCAAATGGTCCGTGGCATCGCTGTATTCCAGCCTGATGCTGGCGACCATTGAGGACACGGGCGCGGATACTGAAGTCAATATATGGGACTTGACTGAGCAATCCGGTGGTGCAATTGATACTACAGCACTGGGAACTGTAACACTCTCCGGCGATGCAACGCCAACATCAGTGGCAGCATGTATGGGCTACATAATCGTAGGCTCAGAAGACGGCATCAGCATTATTGATCCACATTCCGGCGCATGGGCGGAACGAACGACTGGCTGGCCCAGAAGTTTATCCACCAGTACGACACCGGCACTGGCTGCAAACGACATCAATCAGGTGCTGGCTTTTGTGGCAGAAGACAATCCGTTTGATCCTCTAACTGGCGGAAAGATACCGTATTTCGTCGCTGGCTATGAGTCGGGTACAACGATAAAATCGATAATTATGCCTAATGGGGCAGTGTACGAAGACACATATTCGTCAGCTTACAATCTTGCTTTCGCCGAAATGTATCCCGGCATTGTTGTGCAAATTGGCAGTGGAAACGTCTTGAGTGTTACGAAGCCCTTAGCGAATACGACAGCCGACGCTAATTTGCAACAATTCGGGATTGGCACGACGGACGCACCGGGATGCCCGACTGGCGTAACTTGCGGCGACGGTAACGGCAATGGCACAACGGTTTTTGGCGGAACTGCCGGACTAGACCGTTTCCTGACACAAGATATCGGTCAATCGGTCACTGATGCTGGTAGTGGTGAAAGCCTCATTCGGGCCACCACAGACAGAACATATACGACGGGGTTTCAAGTCGGCGACATCCGTGGCGCATGGTTGGCCAACAGCGCAACAGCGGATCGTAGCTACAAGGCCAATACCCTCACCGAAAACGGCACGGTGACCGAAGCGGCTGTGGAATCCGGTGCGGAGTTGCTGGGGTATAATGATTTTAGTGCAGCAAACTATTTGACCGATGCCTTTGATGCTGATTTTGATTTCGGCACTGGCAGTTTTTCTTTGAGTTTCTGGGCGAAAGCAAACGGCACTGGTGCTGGCGAATATTGGTTATTTGGCAGACATAGCGCAAGCCATTTTTGGTATATTCAATTTCGGGGCAATGATAGCGATAAGTTTCGCCTTGAAGTGTCTGATGGTTCTAACGCCGTTCGTGCAAGTTCGAGCGGAGGAAATGATGATAACACATGGCATCATATAGTTGGAGTATTTGATTCTTCTGGAGCTACAGATGAAGGCAGAATTTACCGAGATGGTGTCTTAGAAGGAACTCACGTTCAGGCTCTGAATACCGTGACTGATCCTGATGGTGAGATAGGTATTGGTGCAAGGCCAGATGGTAACGGTTCAGCCGGTGGTGTCACGTTAGCGTTGGCACGGGTTTCCGCCACAGTCCCAACCGCCACGCAAATCCGGCAGATGTACGATGCAGAGAAAGGCATGTTCGAGGCCAATGCCGAATGTCTGCTGCAATCCGGCAGCACCGATGCAGTGCTGGACGTGAACGTCGATCCGCTAACGAATAAGGTTCTGGTTACCCAAACCGATGCCATCACGGTGTTCGACGGATTGGTGGTGGACAGCAAGCCGACCGTTAATTCGGGATCATCCGAAAAGGGCAAGCTGTGGGGCGACCTGCGAGCGGAACAGAACAGCGCCAATGCTTACGTAACAGCACCAGCGGTTGACCAAAGGCAGGTCAATGAGATGGTGCGGGGTCTGGCTAGTGATTTGCCAAAGGGTGTTGATCTTAGTAAGGCGAAGGTTCTGGTTCAGGTAACATCTCCAACCACGATTAATTTCTCGCTCAATGTTAAGTCTATAACTTACACATCAACAGGGAGATATGTGGTAACTCCCGCCATCCCCTTTAAGAGCGGGGCATACACCCCTGTTGGTACTGTAAGAGGATCAAATTTTGGTAATGTTTTAACAGTGGACAACGCCACACCAGACGGAAAGTCCATACAGGTATTTACCCTTAGATCAGATACAGATGCTCTATTAGATGCTAATTGGGGGCTTGCCGTTTTCGGTGAATTGGAGAATGAATAATGAATGAACTAATAATTAACGCAGACGGCACGGTAACCGTGGTCGGTGATGCAGGATCGGTCAGCGGTATCATCGCAGAGGCCGTAGAGGCAGCTACCATTCCTGCTGAACGTGATATTGATGGCAATGAAATCACACCGGAAATCGTACCAGATGCCGATACGCTGATGGTCGAGATCAGCGCCGAAGACCTGAAGACGCACGAATGGCGTCTACCCAAAGCCCGTGTAGAACGGCTGGAACAAATCCGTGGCGAGCGCAACGCCAAACTAAAAGAACTTGATGTAGAATATCAACTAGCTGATGAAGGTGTACACCCAGACGGGTTAGATAAAACTGACGTAGCTGTGAAGAAGGTTGCTTTGCGTGATCTTCCTCCTGCTGTTGAGACACATCTGGCTACGCTAGACAATACAGATGATATCAGCGCATATGTTCCTGCTGCACTAGAATAAGAATGGAGCAAGTAACGGATGTATGGCCCATCATATCAGGAATTATTGTGGTGGCGGCTATCGGTGTAGCCTTCAGGGCAGAGATCACTGTGCGTGTACGGATACTTGAAGAAAAAGTGCAGACACTATTTGAGTTATTTAATAAAAGGAATTGATATGAATAAGAACAGAAAGTTTCTAACAACCGTCAAAGCTTCATTGTTTGCTGCACTGGTGTTCTGTGTAGGTGTAACAAGTGCAATCGCATCTGATTGCGGACAGAAGCATGAGGAGATGTTGAATACAGCGGTTCGTATTGATACTTCCGGTTCCGGTACTGTATTATACTCTAAGAAGCATGATAAGGAGTGGGAATCATACATCTTAACTAATTATCATGTAATCGCCCGTCAGATTACAATACGAGAAGTATGGAATCCGCTCAAAGGAGCGAAAGAAAAACGTGAAACTCGTGAGCCAGTTACAGCATTCTGGTTTGATTATATTCGCTGCGCCCGTTCAGTAGGTACTCGTGGGCGTATTGCCGACATCGTAGCGCATGATCAGCAGCGTGATCTAGCTCTACTTCGTCTAAGAGATACGGAGCGGGGTGTAGACGCTATCGCACATATGCTACCAGAAGAATCAGTACCTAAGTTGGGCCAGCAAGTATGGGCTATTGGTGCAGGGTTAGGGTATCCTCCTTCGATGACATCAGGTGAGATGGCATTTAGTGAGCAGATGATTAAAGGATACAGGTATCAGCTTGCCACCGCTCCAATCATCTTCGGTAATTCAGGTGGCGCATTGTTCTCGTATTCTGAAAAGCGTAAACAATATGAGATGATTGGTGTTCCTTCTGCTGTATCCGCTTCAGGGTTTCAAGCAGTGACGCATATGGGCTGGTCGATACCGACAGAAACGGTATATACTTTCTTACGAGAGAATTATCACGGGTTCGTTATTGGTGATGAGTATCTGAAAGTAGAAGATAGGAAGCCTTCTTCAAAGGAAAAATAAACCGTGCAACTTTTAATGACATTGTTGGGGGGGTCAATATTAGGTTTTGTAACTACGCTAATCGGACAGATCGCAAAGGCGAAGGCAGAACAGCATCGTATGATGATCGCTGCAATGGCTCAACAGCAGAAGGCAGTATCAGCAGCCCGTGAGCATGGCTTAAAAGATAAACAGTTTGCATTTACTCGTAGATTAATTGCTCTTATCTGTGTAGGTTGTATTGTTATAATTCCATTTGCTGCTCCTTTCTTTGGTATCCCTATTGTTGTATCAGTAACAGAAGCAGGAGAATGGGCGTTACCGTTAATCTGGGAGCAAGCTGATAAAGTGAGATGGAAATCTATTGATGGTATTGCATTAGCTCCTGCATACATTCATACGCTTGCGGCTATTGTAAGTTTCTATTTTGGTTCAAGTGCAGCTAGATAATTAAAGAATAAAAAGTAATGCCCATTAAAATTATAAATGGAATACAATACAATCTTGAGGGACCGAACGATGTACCTTCGTCGGGTAATCGTATTGGGCCAATCGACACTTCTTCAGGCAATCTCATCGGCGGCGGGGCCTATCAATTGCAGAAAAATCAGAACCCGTTTGGTTTTCAGCAAACAAGCCCCGGTGGCAGGGTGATCACCCCGTGGAAAAATAAGGTAACTGGTGAAACTTGGAACGCTCCATCAATGGGATACACCAATCCAGACCCTAATTGGGAGCAAGTTCCGGTGCAGTTAGGGACTTTTGATAGCCTTAAGTTACCGGAGTGGAACTACGGCCCTCCGGTGGCGGGTCCGTCGGGGCCAGTAGGTCCGGTTTACCCGTTGGATCAGTTACAGACGGGTGGAGGACAGCGCCCTCCTCCACCGGGACCACCAGCACAGGTGGGATCAATACCAAATCAAAAAGGAAAAGGAATGCCCTCAACTAGCATACAACAACCAATTGACGCACGTTATCAAAATCTTTTAAATCAAGCAGGACAACAGGCAATTAATCCTACTTTGCCCACTGGCGCTGATGTAAGGGGAATACAAATTGAAGGTATTCAGCCGGGAGAATTACAAACTGCGCCGTTAATAAATGCTGCACAGCAAGTTACGCAACAAACTATTGATCCTGATGCTTTTGTATCTGATATTCCACTGGAACAGGACGCAGCGCAGTTTACGGGAGCAACAGCACGAGAAGTAGCTCCAACTGCTGCTGAAACAACCGCCGTCTTAGGGCAGGTGAATGTAGAAGATATTATTGGAGACGTACAGGGAACGCTTTCCTCTGGTGCGCTTGCAACGGCGCAAACTGAAGCATTGGATGAGAAGGCTACCGTACAGTTCCAATTAGGCCAGTTGTATGAAGCACTAGATGACGGGACACAGTTACCGCCGTGGGCTGCACCGGCTGCACGTAAAGCAGACCAATTCATGCTACAGCGTGGATTAGGCTCCTCTAGCATGGCGGCGGCTGCACGAACACAGGCGTTGTTCGAATCCGCTCTTCCGATTGCAGCGGCAGATGCCGATAAGTATGCGTCAATTCAGCTACAGAATTTAAACAACAAACAAACTACTGCATTAAAGAATGCCGCTGAGATTGCAACAATGGACCGGCAAAATCTGGATGTTCGATTGAAATCAGCGCAACAGAATGCAGCCAGTTTCTTGCAAATGAATACGACAAACGTAACAAATGAGCAAACAGCGAATAATCTTAATCATCAAGCACGGATGCAGGAGCTATTCAGCGATGTGGCTTCATTAAATGCAGCACGTAATTTCAATGCCCAATCACAGAATCAAGTAGATCAGTTCTACGCTACACTGGGCAATCAAGTAGAACAGGCAAATAAAGCAAGACAACTAGCAACTGAACAGTTCAACGTACAAACAGGAACATCGATTCAGCAATTTAACGCCGGTTTAGATCAAGAACGAAATAAATTCAATGCGACTATGCAGGAAGCAATCGATAGGTCTAATACGCTTTGGCGAAGGCAAGTGACTACGGTAAATAATCAAATAGCTAATGGGGTAGAGCAACGAAATGCTCAAAACTTGCTTGCTATTTCAGAAGCACGGCAAAATCAACTGTGGCAAGCGTATCGTGATGAAGCTATGTGGGCCAATCAGGCGTTTGAAAATGAAGAAACAAGGAAACAGAATCTTGCTCTTTCTGCGCTATCTTTTAATCAATCTAAAGAATTAGCGGATATTGAACAGGACAATCAAATGTCAGGACTTCTTGGTGGGTTTGGTGTTGATTTTCTCGGTAAGACTCTTAACAGTGATTGGTTTAAGAGTTTTTTCTCTTCGCCTAGTGGTAGTACTGTTGATTATGGTGCGTTTGGTGGTGGAATGTCGGAACAATGGGTTTCGGGCGACTAGATAAGAGATAATAAAAAAAGGGAGAAAGAACATATGGGGATTCTTGACACAATAGGCACTATACTTGATGTTGCAAAACCTATTATAGGAATTGCTGGTAAAGTTTTAGGTGGAAGCGATAAAGATAGTGCTGGCGCTAGAACGCAAACTGCGCTTAGTGGTCAAGCAAATACGGCTGCGGCTGCGCGTATTTCGGCACATCAAAAGTTTGTAACAGGTTTCATAGATGAACGTGTAGATATAAAATCTGGACATAATGTCCGAACTCCTGCTAATGATGCTTCCAAATTACTAAGGGTTGCTCTGGCGGGTGATGGAGACTTATCTCCAGAACATAAAAATTCTGTAGCAAGATTAATTTCATCACTTGAACATGCACAAATACGAGTATAGGAATATAGAATATGCCATTTGATCCATTTGATAGGCCCATACCGGGAGAATCGCTTACACAGCCAATGCAAGATGACGCTATTTATAAGCCTCCTCAGATAAACAATTTAGACGAAGCATTTTTCAATACTGTTGAAACAATTGAAGATAGTGAATCATTATTTTCTGATTTGCTCAGTATGATTGATGCGGGGGTTGATCTTGAAAGCATAGCAAATGTTGTAACTTTCGGATCATTTTCAAAAGGAGTGTATTCTCCCGATATTGCGATGCAGCTTACTCCTTTGTTGATGATATGGATGTATGTTAAAGCGCATGAAAATAATATTGAAATAGATGGTATCAATATAATGAATTTCCCAAAGAATAAATCAAAAGGAAATATGAATTCTGACGATATTGTAGCTTTGATGAAAAGAAAGAATCCAGAAAAATTTAAAAAACAACAAAAGGAAGCCGCTGTAACGGAACTAGATGACTTTTTAAAGCAAGTACAGGGCGGGGCAAGTCAGGAAGAACAGGTCGCTCCTTCTTCTTCTGAGCCTATGAGCTTCATGGAAATGCAACCTAACTCTTTGGAGAATGTATAATGGGTATCAGTATTAGAGGAATGGCGATTGGTGCGCTTACAGAGCTTAAAGAAAAGCGGGTTTTTGCTGCTGAAGAAGAACGCACCAAAAGGTTAGAAGATAGAAAATTCAAAAATCAATCAAGATTGCAAAGACAGGCGGATGATGCGGCTGCTCTTAGAAATAAGTATACGGCTGATACAAGATTACAGGTTGCAAGAGATAACGCCGAAGCAAAAAAAATAAAAGAGAATCGAACCGCTATGCTAAGCTTTAGCAAGACATGGGATCAGTTTGGTATAGGGGGTGAGTCAGGCTTGCTGGGAAGAAACTTGCCAGAACAATTTCGTGTTTTAAGAGATAGAACACCGGATGCGTTATATCGGGGTAAATTTGACGGAGCTATTGGGTATGTCATAGGAGAATTTCAAAAAATAGAAAACTTATCAGTTAGAAACAGTCAATTTAATAATCTTAATACGTTTTTAGCAAAACGATTTCCACAGTTACTGACAGAAACAAATGCACACGCAACAGATACTAGCAAGTCAGGAAAATATAATTATGAACAAATGTTTGATTTAAGAACCGCCTTTCCACAAACATACGCGTATATGAATTCAGTTGATAGTCTAAAAGATGTATTAAATGCACAAAAACAAGAATTTGCTGAGTTATATAAAATTCCTGATAATATTAATGCTCTGACAGAAACAAATCCTAAATCTTTTACAGCAAAACGATTAAATAAATCTTTTGGAAAGCGGGGACTATACATACTTGGTAGTTTACATCAGAATTGGGTGGTGTTGGCGGATACAGGAATGGTTCAAGCTATTGCAGAGGGCGATAGAAATAAGATGCTATCAGCGGTAGATAAGATGTATAATACGAAATCTCTTAAAAAAAATAATCTTATCCCCCAACAAAACTTAGACGCTATAGTAGCTGCTGCAAGTGTCGCAATTGGTTTCGGAAAAGATACAGTTATTTCAAGAGGGGCGGGAAGACAAACAAGGACTGTAATTAATTCAGATATAAGAGAAAAGCAGATAAAAGACGCCAGAAAAATCCACAGAGAAAATCAATCTCTTTTACACCAAGTTACAAAGGCGAATGAATTAAATATTGCTTTACGAGTAGGCACAGATTATAGTAAAAAAGCGACTTTTACTTTAAATATTTTTAGACACTTTGAAACTATGCTAAATAGTCTTAATATAGGATTTTTTAATTTTGATATGTCCTCAAAAGAAGATTCAATTACATTTGGTGAAAAAGAAAAAGAAGAGATGGCGAAGGCTTTTTCAAAAGCGGGGATAGAAGACGGAGAAGAGTTCTTCAATAAAATGCAGCAGTCTTCAAATAATAAATTAGCACAGGCAAGAACTGAATTGAGTATAGCTCTTAAAGGCGGGGATATTTACGAACAAGCACGTATGCAGGAAAGATTTAGGAATGAAGTTAAATATGAAGCATTGAAAATTCAATTAGTATACAAAGTTGCTAAAATGGTGCAGGGCGGCTCTGGTGGACAGGCTGTATCCAATGCAGATTTCCAAGCAGTCTTAAAATCATTTCAAGCAGGAAAATGGGGAAACTTACAATATGAAAGTGCTGTTTTTGAACAACTTCAGTCTATGGTAGAAAGAGAATATATTTATTCGAAGGTGATGACCAATAGAGCGGTATTATCAAATGAAGATGCTGTAGCTACTCGTGCATTACAATTTTATCGTATTCAAGAGGAACGGATGAGACAGTATGCCTTACGTGATGACCAAAGTGTTGGCAAAACAGAAGGTTCAAAGCAACTTACACGATCCCAGAAATTAACAAAATTATTAGAAGAACTGGAGGCAAGTGGTTTATGATGAATATTTTCTTAAAAAGGAAAAACATAGTATGTTAGAAAATCCATATATTACTGAAAATGATGAAGATACTTTTCGGACTGCTTCTCTACCGGATCAGCAACAGAATGGTGCCTCTCAGAATATTCGGCCTGTTTCTTCAGTACAGCCGCCTCCTGAAAATATACAGGTAGCAGATTCTGAAAGTTCGCAGCCTGTTCCTTTAACAGAGGAGCAACGGCTTCAAGAAATACTAGAGTCCGTTGAATATAAACAGGGCGTAAGAAAAATTAATATAGAGGAACAAGATAAAAAACTAGAAGAAGAATTTGAAAATAGCCGTTTACAATATTCTGAGCCAGAAGCGGCTACAAGTATTGATCTTGGTTATGGAGAATATACAAATATTCCACCACAGAAACCAAGAACACAATCACAAATTCAAGCCCACGCTATGAATCGTTTTATTCAAAAGTATGGAATGAATCATGAGATAACTACTCCTAATATGACAGGCAGACTTAGGAAAGAGAAGAATATTCCTTCATTCGATAGTGTAGAAGAGGCTGAGACGACTCTTAGAGGAGATACTACGTATTTTCTCAAGCCGCCTACAGAGCATATGGACGGACAATTCATGACTACTCTTGAAAGACCGCCTAGTATAGATGAATCATTTTCAGATTTGTGGGATGATATTTCAAAGATGGCATCAGAAGGCTATGATGTTGCTAGAAGAAAATTTAGTGATCTTGACGAAGCGGCTAATTTAGGCATTATACATATGGCAAAAGGAATGCTAATGCTTCCGCTTTATCTGGATCAATATCTTCCACGGGCAGGAACGCTTGGAAGACTGATAGGAGACTTCGGGGGACTAATAGATTACTTTAAAAGTCACGAAACATATATGAAAGATATAAATACTCCTTTAACAGAACGATTTTTTCCACGTATAGGATTTGTATCACTTCCGCCACTAGATCACGATAAAGTTTTAGCTAAAATACAGGCTTACTTTGATCCTATTGAACAGGCAATAGAAATATCACGCGGTTCTACAGAATTTCGTGATTGGGATAAGTCTATAGATACAACAATAATGAAATATTTTACAGAAATATTATCTGGGGGTCCATCGGCTCTTGTGAAGGCACCTAAAGCTATTATAAAAACAGCCCTTTCTCCAATACAGACCGCAGGTGCTGTACGCGCTTCTGTTATATCCTTAAAAAATATATCCTCTTCTCAATCGATAGCATCAGCAAGCATGCATGCTATTAAAGCAACAACTAAAAAATCTGAACTACTTATACGTGAAGCAGATGCTGCACTTGCTGCGACAGGTGCGCTTGTAGCAACACAGCGTTTTGTAGGCCCAGAAAATCCGTATGCTGATCTATTTGCTCTTCCTGCTATGTTGGTCGCTGGTGTAGCTATGCCGGGACACAGGGTTGTACCTTATGGAAAAAAAGCGTATCTAAATCATAAAGTTAGTCTTCTTTCTTGGTGGTACGGAGGATTTAAAGGATTTAAAAATCCTGATACTGGACGGCTACAAGTTATGCCTAGTCCAAGAAATAATCCAGATAAAGTTAGAGAAATAAGAAAAAACTTTCTTCTTATGAAGGGAAAAACACAACAGGAAGTTCAAGAATATGTTGATTTAGGAGACGATGAGCTTCTAAGACAAGTAGGGTTGCAAAAAATAAGTTCAAAAGAAGCAAAAGAATTAGAACATATTTATAAAGCCATTGAACGATTAAGAAATGGCACTCCCGCAGAACAGGCGGAACACGCACAACTTGTAGCGCGTATGGATTATAACTTTAAAGTATACACTAACTTACAAAGATTAGCTATTAAGGCGTTACCGCCGGGGTCAAGACAAAAGGTAGATATATACTTAAATCAACTTACTGAGTTGACTCAATTTGATGCCTTGCAAGCTCATTTTACATCGATGAGCGAAGGTACTCGTTTTTTCCGTATGAATAAAATAAATCTTAGAAGTACTATTTTTAATATACACAGCAATCAACAAAGATTAAGAAAAGCTAATGTTGATCTGTTAAAAGAAATAACTGCTGATTTGGCAGGAGAAGATAATTCTGAATTACTAAAACAATTTGTAAATTTTATGCATGATGCAAATGCAAATACAGATATTGTTACTTCTGAAAATGGTAGAGCTTTGATTAAAATGCTTGAACAGCATAGTACAAGAATAGACAGTGCTGCTAAAGAAGTAAATATTGGTTTGGCTAATATCCTACATCCAAAAAACCAACGAAAACTACAGGCAGATGGCGTAGTAAATTATCCTACAGGACAAAGAGCCGTCTTGGATAGAATACGTCAGGAAGATATAAATGCTAAAGATGCTAAATATAACGCATTAGGTAACTTTAAATATTTAAAAGTTGATACTACTGCTTTTAGAGACACTCTTGCATCAAAGCTCGGACTACTTGATGTTGGAGATGATGTTTTAGATGCGGATACTATAAACACGGTTTCAACTTTTGCTAAAACGCATCTTACTAAAGGAAGTGCAAAAAATATAACTAACGAGATGACAGAAAATACACTAAAAAGTATGGATAAGGACGATCTTGTAGATACTCTTAATACAATGGATAATAATGCTGGATTGGTAGAGGTAGATGATGCAGGAGAAATGATATTTAAAGATCGTTCTGGAAGAACAGATAAACAACTAAGAGCAGAAATTATAAGCAGAGGAGAAGAAAGTTTTCCTCTTGTTCCTGCTGAAATACAAATGAGCGAGTTAATTGATCTAATGAGCGCATTGGGCGAAAAAGCTATGAAGGATGTTGGAACTAAAAGAGGACGAGCCTTTTTTGCATTATGGGAAGATTTATCAGATTATATTGATCCATTATCTGATTCTTTTAAAAAGACCGCTACAGGAATGTCTCCTGAAGAATATGAAAATGCAGTGTTAGCATTTCAATCAGTAAAGCATTTCTTTAGAACTGAATTTGTACCCCGCTATAAGGAGGGGCTTGGAAAAATTCTTCAAGAACCTAAAAGTAAATCAGGAGTACCTAATGAGGGGCTTTTTCAGCAAATCTTTAAGGATGCAGGAGATATAGTTGACAAGGCGCATACATTTAAATTGCTTATGACTAAAATGGAAAAGGGGCCAAATGGACAAATATATTTAAGAGATGATGAAACAGTAAGAGAACTCTTAACATTTACTAAATATGGTCTTTGGAGACAGCTAGCTGATAAGGGGCTTACTCCTGTTCAGGTAGATACAATTCTATTAGAATATGGTGGTAAAAAGGGCGCTATGATGAAAAATGAAGCAGGACAAGATGTGCCTGATATTCTTGCAAGGACTGATTTTCTTAAAATGATGGACCCTAAATTAAAAGCTGCCCTTCAAAATTATAAAAAAGTGAATATGTCAGATGTTTGGGATGTGGCGGCTGCTTACGAAATAAAAGAAATTAATTCTCTAATGAAACAGGTTAAAGAAATAGAGAATATAAGATATAAGTCTGCTGGAAATTCAGCAATGGCTATATTGGCAAATACGGATAACCCTGCTGCATTTTTCACAAAAAAAGATATAATTGTAAAAGGAAATTCTCTTACTCCTTCTCAAAGAGATTATTATTTTAGAGGGCTAGAGGAAAGATTAGCTTTAGGTAAATTTGGAGATGAAAGCGAAGAAGCAAGAAAAGCCATTGAAGCATTAAAAGGAGAAGCCGTAGGTGATTTTGAAATAGCTATGACTCCTCTTGAATTTATGGAGATGGCAACAAATAATTTTACTCTTGTAAAAAATATTAATGGTGTTAATGTAAATGTAGGACAGCAACTTAAACAAAGATTAAGAGAGGTGCATGCAAAAGATATTATTAATAATTCTATAAAAACATCTGGTAGTAAACAGCCGTTTGTTCAAGAAGTTACTGGTCGGCCTTTTGCTGAAGAACTAATTGATTTTACTGCATTTGAGCAAAAATTAAAAGATACATGGAATGTTCGTCAAAAACTTTTTACTAAAGAAGAAAATGCACAATGGCGAACAGTTTTAGAACAAGAAAGAGTTCTACTGCCATCTACTACACCTCCAAACCCTGTTCATGGATTACCTACTCCACATCAGATTTCTAGTTGGATGGCGCGATTCTTTTCAATTGCTCGTGGTGTTCTGTCTCTTAGATATTTTGCAGGAGAAACAGCAATTAACCATTATAGGTTAGGGTATGTAAAAACTATGGAAAACATTTTGACAAATCCTAAAGCAGCACACAATATAATGGAAATGTTAGGACAGAGACAGGGACATAAAAGATATGGTTATAAACAGGGCATACAAACCATTGCAACATTTATGGGAATTGAAGCTTCTAACTTAGAGAAAAAATTAAATCGTGAAGAATACGAGCATTTAATAAAAACAGGAGATTTATCTGATAAGCTTATAGGAGAAAGGCTTGATGAAGGTGGGCGAAAACATAACATTAAAACAGTGGAAAAAGAACTATCGAAGTATGAAAAAATAGACACTATGTTTAAAGGTTCTTCACTTGGACTAGAAGGAGGCGCTATGTTTCAACCACGAAAAGCTTTTAAACCTTCTAAAGATGTTGAAAGATTAAGAGAAATGGAACATACCTTAAAAACACGCCATAAACAACTGATTCCATAATGAACGATAATACAGAAATCTACCGTGTACTTGGACGGCTGGAAAGCAAAGTCGATAGCCTTTTAGAGGAGAACAGACGCTTCGAAAATACAATGAAGGACGCTAATAAGCGCATTACCCGACTAGAGCATGACAGAACGATGGTATACGGTGCTGCCACTGTTCTTGGTGTAATAGGCAGCGCAGTGATCTGGATCATATCTAAACTGATATCTACTTAAAACACATCTTTAAGATTAAACATCTTTTCGCTGTCCTCCAAAAGGGCGGCGATATTTTTTTGTACATGCTCTGTATACCTCAAGATCATATTTGAATTATCATAATCAGGAAGCTCCTCTTCAAACACTTCCTTTAATTTGTGAATATTAACTTGATCTTTATTTACTCGAATGAACCCATCATTATCTAAGCCGATATGCAGCTTCAACAGCGTTGCAAATTTTCTACTGATGTTCCTCTCCTTTTTATTATTATAATATTACCTTTATCATGTCGTTGGCTACGGATACAAAGAACGCCGTGGTGAATACCATGAGCGCCCTATCATCGTCCATCATCGCAGCTACAAACCATCCAAATAGCCCTACGGTGTATGCGATCAAACTAAGTGCGCTCATATTATTTCCAGCAAGGATGAGCGAACAAACAAGTAAAAAAGAACTTGTCCACCGGATCACAATCTTCTTTGTGTATTTTTCATCAATCATGCGTAATTACTCCTTTTTGTTATTTACTTGTCTTCTTTATCCTTTATCTCTCCCCAAACGTCCTCTATCGTCGGTCCTATTAAAGATATTATTTCAAGATGGGCTAATTTTTTAGTTACCTTTTCTTTTAAACAAATACCTCTTTGTATCATACTTTTTAAACTACACCCCAACTCTTCTATTTCTTCCTTTTCCCACATTGGCGTGTCTAATATTTTTTTGTATCTTTTTGTGTATCTATCACCAAGATACGCCGCCCTTTCTCCTATAAGGAAAAACAGTTTATCCCCTAAAAGGCCATTACATTCTTTACAACAAGGAACAACTAATTCCTTTTTATATAAACGAACACCGCTAGAAGAAGCATAAGAATGCGGAATAACATGGTCTAAATCTTCTGCTATATCATCACAATATGTACAAGAATATTTAGAAAACATTTTATTGTACTACACCAAATCCACAATCTCACAGAAATCACCAGTGCAATTCAGTGTCTGGGAACTGATCGTGTTATCCTCTCTCTCATATTCAGACAATCCCTTCCAGTCAATATCTTTAGGCATACGTTTAAGCAACTCCTTGTACTCCTTCTTTGTGCAATCCTGATAAGGAGCTTGCTCGTAGATATGTTCAGTCATTGGAAGAAAGCTAACACCTGACATGGTGTCAAAGTTATCGTACACAAAAGCTCCCACAGACATCCATTCATCTTCCTTTACACTTACTGTGATGCTGGGCTTATGTTCGCACCAATATTCAGCATAGATTTGCCATATCTTTAGATGCTCAAGAGCAGACATATCATGTCTTGTGATTGCTCCTGTAGGGGCTTTGACAGGAAAGGAGAACACTGCTGTTACATCAGGCTTATCCTTCTCATCCTCCACAGGAAACCCTGCATCAGTCATGAACAAAGTCAACGGGTCTTTCTTATCCGCCCTGACAGTTCTGATGTAGTATTCAGAATGTCGAGGATGAATACCAGATGCAGCATCCACAAGTTGGCTCACCGTACCAGAAGGCTTCACGCAGGTAATGCCTGTACTAGCCTCAATACCAAACAATTGAGCATACTTAGCATTAACTTTAACGGCGTGTTCCCTTAATATTGATAGGACAGATGGAAGATCATCGTCTGTCTTGTTGGACAGCATCTTATTATCCAAGATACCTGTAAGGCTAACCCCTAACAACCTCTCCTCCTGCGTATTCTTTGTCCACTGCCTACCCAAACCTCTGAAGTTCGTAAAGCAAGACTGTATCGTACCTAGAATTGTAGCTCTCTCTACCTTAACTTTCAAAGTAGCAAGGGTATCATCCTCTGACACAATGACCTCACTAAGATTACAGAATTGCTTTGGTCGCAGAATGATCTCGCTACAGGGATTGGTGCCATAGTCAATGTTAGCATCTCGACGGCCATACTTAGCAGCCTGTTGCTGGGCGGCAACTCTGTTGAAGATGCCTCTCTCACCTGACTTACTCTCATACAAGGAACACCATTCTCGTAGGAAGCCCCCTGTATCTAGCCCACCTGTATAACAAACAGAGTTATTCGAGAAGGCTCTTTGAGGCTCTGTGACCCACCAATCTCCACTCTTAGCATGTCGCATACGATCATCACTAAGATTGGATAGACTGATCAAGGCAGACCTACGCACTCCTCCAACCACTACAACATCAGCAATCTTACACATCATGTCATGGCACTCCAAGCTTGTTAGCTTGCGCCCTGTTGCATTCCTGAACATAGCAATAGAGAAGTGAAACAATTCCTCAAGAGGTCCGGGACCACTAGCCCTACCCCCAAAGGTCTTCAACTTAGCCCCTGCCGGTCTGACTTCAGACACATCCCAGCGAGGCACCTGTCCTGCATACAATAGATTTATCAACTCCTTGAACGCCCTGAACCAGCCTTCCTTGCTGTCTTTCACAACGATACAAGTCTCGCTTGTCTCCATTGTATCTGGAACTGTAGGTAGCTGGTTGATGTACTGCCTCTCAACAGAGAACCCAACGCCTGTCCCGTGCATTAGAATATACAGGCACTCATCGAATGACCTTGGGCTGTCCACAGGCAAGTAGCTACAATTGTAGGCAGCGATATGGTTTCTAGCCAATGCAGGGCCAGCAGTCATCATAGCCCTCATGGAAGGCATCACTTTCATTGCCACAATAGCAACATATAAATCAGTGAACAATTCCTTTGGCATATTATAGCCATGCTCCCTCTTCAGGAAATCCCTGTAGAAGTTAAGCAATCTGGTTACCGTTTCCTCCCATGTCTCTCTGCGATCTTCCTCCTCAAGCCAACGACTGTATCGTGACTGATGAATGAATGATTGATAATCAGTCTTCATCTAATGGTAACTCCTCTTGTTTGCTGTTTGCTTGCCTTTGCACGATTGCATTAATCATACCGGCAACTTCTTTATACGGCTGTCGTGCAAGATAGTTTAATATTTCGTTTATAAGATTATTTGGGAGTTCCATTTTTATTCTCCTTTATCTATGTCCAAAAGGCGTAGGATTTTCTTGTTGCCATAGACAACCGTCCGTTCCAGCAGGTTGAGCCTCCCATATAGGCTCCCCCGCCTCGTGAGGCTGGTTAGATAAACAATCAGGATAAATCCAACAATTTTCATGATTGTCTAAATTAACAAAATCTTTATGCCATTTTCTTAATTCTTTTCTAACATCCTGTTTGTCTCTACTTAATAGAGCATCCGTTTCATACCCATTTTTTTCATCAACATCCATATCTCTAGCTATGTCTTTCAATTCTTCTAGTAAAACCACCCTTCTTTTATATGGGTTTGGAAAAGTTTTTTTATTTATGTTCATACGGCTCATCTTCTTCTCCTTCTACAATTTTTACATCCTTCATAGGAACTTCAAAAACCCATCCTTTCTCATAATCTGAAACCTCATACTTCTTTGCTCTACTGCGCTTGACTTTTTCTTCTTTAACTTCTGAAGCAAGAACTTCCTTTGCACCGATCAAAGACGCCTCTTCTGCCTCAAGCATTTTTATACGATCACTAATATACTCTTTTGCTGTTTTGCGTTTTAAACGTGGAAACTTTCCACTATTCTCCGCAAGCCATTCAAGTTCTGCTTTTAGTATTGTAGATACCTTTGTCATTTCATCACTCCTTAAAGTATTGCGGGACTTAAAGATACTCTCCACCTTCAATTAAATTCCTCCAGCTAAACGGAAATAGTTTAGCACATCTCCCTGCAATTTGCTCTGCAATCTTTCTTGTTTCTTTTTGTGCATCACCGGCAATACGTTGTACGCATACTCTATGAAACGCTGCGAGGCTTCCTGTCCAGTACCATTCAGTATATGTAGACTGTGGTAATACCATACGTGCTTGTTCTGGTGCGATGCCAGCATCTAACATGTTCTGATAGCACTGTAGAGCAAACACATAAGCAGGTTGTATACTGTACTCCACGGTTTCATCAGAGCTTCCTTGCTTCTTATCGTCAGCGGCTAACCTCCATTCATCTGGTGTATAGAGTTCCGGTACGGTGTCAACGTACCTTCGACTTATCTCATTCCACACCAGACCTACCTGATGCTTACCCAATTGTCGAGCAACGAATATCGGGGCCTTAATGTAGAAGGTTATTGAGGTGTGTGCAAAGGGTGTCCAATGATTATGCAATGCAAGGTATCTAATTAGATTACGATCTGCGCCACCGACATGGGGGATAGTCTTCTGATACCCATCAATCTCTATTTGATTATAGCCTGTGAAATCCCATTCAACAGAGCGTTTACCAAAGGATACACGGGCAGCATTTACTACAGACAGATCGTTTCCCATATGATCTACATACTTAACCTCCATTTTTTTATTCTCCTTCATTTAAAAGGCAACATCACATGTAATAAACATCACAGAGATGAGCCACATTAATAGAAACGCCAGTAGGGCGGGTTGAAACATCATCTTATGCATCTTCTTTCCTTTTAGTTTCTCTTGTTTCTTTTGTTCATTGTATTGTTTCTTATATAACGATATCTTCTCCCTATTCTTTTC